TTTGTAGAGGATGTTGAAGAAGAGGAACGAAGGCAGGATAAGCCAGAAAAATGATAAAATAAAGGAGAAAAATATGGAAATAAAGAATGTCAGGCTTATGTGGGGAATAGGGCTGGAAGATTTACAAAGAGCCAAAGAGCTCGGATGCAATGTGGCTCACCATCCCACTTTCGACGGGCAGAGCGAGGACTACCAGCGTAGATATGTAGCCAAATGCAAAGAACTGGGAATGAAAGTCTGCTGGTCTATGTATGGAGGCTCGGCTGAGGCGAAGAGAAACAGGGAAGCAACAGTCAAAAGGTGGAGAAATGACGATGTAGTGTTTGCCTGGTATATTATTAGTGAGCCAGTTGCCAGTAAGACGACTATTGAGGCTCAGAAGAAAAAGAGAGACTGGATTAGAGGATGCCTATTCTAATAGATTGGGGTCTCTGGTCTCACGACTCAGGCACATATCCTTATAGAACGGATGAAGTAGCAGACATACTGATGATATACTCATACCCTTATGAGCGAGGGCACTCTCCCGACTCAGCTTTCAATAGATATTTTAATCATCTATCGGCACTGAACACCCGTAATCTTCCTGTCATCCCTCTTCTTCAGTGCTTCTACGGTGGAAACTTCTATGATCCGCAGGGCAAGATAGCCGAGAACTTCAACAGATGGAAGGGCTTCCTGAAAAGCAAAGGCTGGTTCGGAAACAATGCAGGCTTCTATATCTGGGACGGTGGATATACTAGTGTGATTAAGAAGAACCAGAACTACCAGCAGGAGATAAAAGAGCTCAATACGGGCATTCCCTCTCCTGAACCCGAGCCACAGCCACATCCAGAGCCAGAACCAGAACCTCAGCCCGACGATGATAATGTAACCATTGAGGACATCAGGAAGGACTTGGGGGAGATAAAGGACAGTGTGGCGTCAGTCACTACCAGAATAGGGACTGTTGAGGACAGGCTAAACACCATCATCACGGGCAAGCAGGAGCTCACTGAGGAAGTGGCAAAAATAAGAGATGAACTGACCAGACTGGATACCAGATTGGTCAACGTGGAGGACAAAATAAACAATTTATAGGAGGAAAAAATGAATATCGTGAGTGGTATAGTAGTGGGCTGTTTCTTTCTTTTGGCAGCTCTGATAGTTTACAAGGGACTTACCAAGAAATAGGAGGATAATATGAAAGTGGCAAAATATCTGGGCGGATTCCTGGTGGTCTTGAAGCTCCTGGCAAAACTGCTCCAGTGGGGAATCATCAAGATCGACTGGGATATGCCTGGCAAGCCTCTTCTCTGGGCAAAGCTGGGACAGGCAAGGCAGGACGGGAAGATAACCTCGTCCGAGATTGTGGGCTTGCTGGAGGAGGCTAAGAAGGAGACTCCCGACTGGGCTGATACTGGTCTGGATATACTTATCTGGGTTATCGAGCATATTAAGCCTATCGATTGGGAGTTGACAGGCAAATATGGGAAATTCTGGGACTCCGTGTTCCAGGCTGTCGAGGATGACCATCTCACGAACAAGGAGATCGGCGACATCCTGATGACGGTGCTGAACTGGTGAAAAATGCTGAAATGGACGCAGACGAATATATGCAGGTATATACTGGCTGTTCCCCTTCTGTGCCTGGTTCTGGGGCTGGGAATGAGTGAGATGAGATACCCCATTTCTGGAATAGAGCCAGAAGAGCAAGACGAACTTGTCCTTCTGGCTCAGGTTATATTCGGTGAGACGGAAGGCGAGCCTTTTGAGGGCAAGCTCGCTGTGGCTTGCGTGGTGAGAAATAGAGTAAAGAGCAAGAAATTTCCTGATACCTACAAGGCTGTCCTGCTCCAGAAGGCGAAGGACGGGAAATACCAGTTCTCCTGCCTCAATCCTGGCACAAAAAGAAGGGCAATCCTGAAGGACGTGGCGAGCTACAAGGACTCTTTGAGCTGGCAGGAGAGCTATACGGCAGCAATTCTTGTATACCACGATAGGCACAAAGACATAACCTGCGGTGCTATCGCATACAGGACAAAGAAGTCAGCCAAGAAACGCAACGAATTCTTTGATTCCCTGGAGGTCTGCGCTGTGATAGGAAACCACATTTTCTATAAATAAACCTCAAAAATAACAAGGTTAAAATGGAATAAAAGGGGACACAGATGAAACAAAAAGCAGAGTATAGCAGGCTGGATGTTGACCTCTTCCCGGATGGGGACAGTATCCGATGTGTCGAGCGGTTTCTGGACAGCCTCAAGGAGATGGCAGAAGCTCTGAACAAGTCCAGCGAAATATCAACAGAAGGCGGGGCAAGCTTCGGCTGGAAGATCACCATCGAGGCGGAAGGGGAATGGGTATGAGACCAGAGATAGTGGAGATAGTATGGAAAGACCCAACCTTCTTCCAGATAGAGGGAGAGGAGAGACCGCCAGAATGCCTGGAGTATGTGGCATACGGCATTTTGCAGAGGGCAAGAGAATACTGCTACCTTGACTGCGCCTTCCCTAATACGGAAAACACGCTGGGGCTGAAAAAGATTGGCTTCATTATCCCTGTGGGGTGCGTGAAGTCGATAAGAAAACTGGGAGTGATAGATGAAGAAAAAGACAAACTGGGCAAAAATGCCTAAAATTGCCGAGTATGTTAGGAAAAACTACAAAAACCTTCCTGACCATAAGCTTTCCGAGAACATCAAGAAGCTATTCAATATTGACATACCTCCCGAGAACATCCGCTGGCTCAGGCGGAAAAAAGACTGGAAAAAAAGGGTTTCAACGAACGCTGAAAGTGGCAAAAATATTGAAAGTGGCAAAAATATTGAAAGTGGCAAATTTGAGAAAGTCGTGGTTTTTGGCGACCTTCATATACCCTTCCAGGATGAGAGACTTCTTTCCCTATTTTTCCGTTTTCTTGAATATTTCAAACCCGACAAGCTGTTTCTTGTGGGAGACCTGACCGACTGGTATCCCCTGTCTTCCTTCGACAAGAATCCCAAGAGGATACAGAGCCTTAACGAGGAGCTGAAACTCGCCAAATCTTTCCTTTCTAGGCTAGCGAAGGTCAGCCCCAACAGCGAGAAAAGATACACCAAGGGAAACCACGAAAATAGGCTTCGCAAATACCTCTGGAGACATCCTGAAATAGCCTCGCTCGGGGAGGAATTCCTGAACATCCCGCAACTGCTGGATCTAGACAAATACGGCATACATTACTCAGAGAACGGCTTCGACTACCACGGTATATACATCAGTCACGGGGATGTGCTGTCAAAGTATTCCGCCTACTCGGCGAAGCTGTCGATGGATAAAAGCACCTGCAACCTCATCAGAGGACATTCCCACAGAGGGGGGACACACTACAAGACCGTCTGGAAAAACAACAAGCCCAAGCAATACGTGGCTTACGAGTCCTTCTGTATGTGCAATCTCAACCCCGAATACGTGGAAAGACCGAACTGGCAACAGGGATGGATATGTATATATGTCGACCCCGAATCGGACTATTTCCAGATAGAACCTGTCTGTGTGGTGAAATACCAGTTTATGTTCGAGGGAAAACTATTCAAAGAGGAGAAACAATGAAAGTATATCTAGCCGGCAAGATAGAGGATCTGCCCTTTTCTGAGGCGACCGAGTGGAGACAGAGAGCGAAGAGATACCTGGAGGACTACGGAATTGAGCACTACGACCCGACCAAGCACGCAATGGAATACCTGTTCGGCGGGGTCATCACAGGCAGGAGCACCGAGCGGGACGGAAAGATATTCACCCAGGACATCCATCACATCTATTCTAGCGATGTTATTTTAGTCAGGCTCAATGAGGGAACGCCAGGGACACTCATCGAGCTGGGTATGGCATACTGCCTCCAGATACCCGTCGTCGCTTTCGATACCTCTTCCGACCTGAGAAGCCATCCTTTTATCCAGGGCACGGTAGACGTGTTCTGTGCGAATCTGGAGGAAGCCCTTGATTACATTGTGAACCTGTAAACTTTCCGCAGGCTGAAATATAGAGCTGGGCTATCTTTTCACCATCCTTTTCCGAGTCTGGCTGGGGATTGCTCCCAAAACCTACCCGAAAAGCCAAAAATCGCTGAAATACAGAACTGGCTTAAAAAAAATATTGCAAATGAGACATTTTCTTTCTGGGATATGTATTTTTCTTCGCACCGAAAGGGGAAAATGCGAATTTGGGCTATGTATGAGCGTGCTTTTTTTCTCACCCGACAAAAAAATCCACCAAAAAACAAAATATGATATTGTTTCCGAAGGGGACTTGACAATTTTGAGATTTCTGCTAATAATATATACAGGAGGTGGAAAAAATGACAGAAAAAAGATTCACGGATGACCAGGAGAGCCTGATATGTCTTTCCTACATCAAGGGAAAGAAGTTGGTGGACATCGCCAGGGAGTGGAACTGTCCTCACTCCACTATAATCAACGTGCTGGAGAGAGCAGGGATAGACGCCAGGAAGAGGAGGGCTATCAGGGGAAACCTGACAGAAAAGGGTGAAAAAAAAGATGTCTCCGAAAGGGGAACTTGACACTTTCAAAATTTCTGCTATAATATATATAGAAATGAAAAAAAAGGAGGAGAAAATGAAAAAGACAGCCACCACCAAATCCCACATCGAATACCGATGCCGATGTGGAGCAAGGATAGGCTTCTCCGACGATGACATCGGGAAGTTCGACTGCGGAAGATGCGGGGAATCCATCCAGAAGTGGGTGGACGGGGTGAAACAGGAAACATCAGAAAAAGGAGCATCCCAGGAAGAACCAAGAAACGCTTTCATTCTCAGAAATACCTATTTCACTGGAAAGAGATGTATCGAGTGCGGGACGACAGAGAATCTCACCTGGAATGCAGAGGCTGGCGGATATGTGTGTTCCCGATGCCGGGCTCTGTATATATAGGAGGAAAAAATGAGCAAACAATTCAAAGTGAAAATCACTGTAGGAGAGACAGAAGACGGAAATATTTTAGTGAATTTTATGTCTCCACAGTATACTTGTACTCGTCTTTTTGAGTTTGAGGATTTCTCTACCACTGGAGAGGAGGTTATGAACTTTCTTCTCAGGCATTTCAACAAATTGAATATGAAAGAGGCTTTAGGGGAAATAAAATGGATAAATTCGTGGATGACTACTCTGGAAGAAAACAAAAAGGAATTGACAAAATGAATTTGTCCTATCTACTAGACTGTATCCGCCAGTTGACCACATATACCTGGTTTCTCAGACTAGCAGGGATTATTCTGGTAGCTGACGGCGTAGGCTCTCTCATCCTGCCGTCCAGGATACAGAAGCATTCTCTTGTCCTTGACCTGGGCAGGCTGGGAAGAGCTGGGCTGGGAATGATGTTGTTGCTAGCGTAAAAAGATAAAGCAAATGGAAATGACTACAATTGATAAACAAAAAGAGAATAGGATATCAATTACAAATGAATCAAATCTAGAAAGAAAGAAGGTGAGTAGGAATGTCTATAAAGAGATATGTTCGAGAAGAGGACGGCAATATCTACGACAGAAAAGCAAGAAGGTATATCGAGGTTAGAGAGGAAAGATTAATTGGGAATCATTACTATATTAATCCTAGAACTGAGAATGAGGTAGTTATTTCTAGGGATGATATAGAAGAAATAAGATAAATAGAAATTAATTAAAGAGAGTAGAAAAGGAGAAGAAAGATGAAAACACCTTTTAACAAAAACGGAATAGCCGTGCTAAGAAGAGATGGAACCTTTCACCATCCATCCTCTAAAGAAGGCAGAAGAATTCTAAGGAAAGTATATGGCAGAAATGCCGAGCAGATCGAGGAAACAGGAAGTATTTATGATGAAGACGGAGGCTTTTATTTGTAGAAGGAAAGAGAAAAATGAAACTGCTTGATATTTTTAGAAGGCACGATAAAGAAATGGACGCAATCTGCAGAGACTGGGAGGCTTCCCAAAAAAGACAGATTGCGGTGAACAAAATGCTAAGGGAAATTCTGGATATGACGAAAGAGAGCGAGAAAAGAGTCAAGAAAGCAGTTGAGAGATTGAAAGGAGGCTAGTTATGACCAAAAAAGAGACAGAAAAGAGAACGATACACAGAAAACCATCCCAGCGAATTAAGTTCGATGGGACGGTAGGGTTAGGAGAGTTTAAGTTAATAAACAGTCTAACAGTGGAAACACTAGAGGAGATAGAAGATAAAAGGAGAAAAGAAAATGGGAATATATAACGAGATAATAAAAGCAAGTAAGTTTATCCAGAGCATTGACGACTTGATTCTGGAGATGCACAAAAGCATCCACAAGCAGAATGAAGAAATTAAGAAAGCTCTGGAAAAAATTGAAAAAATAATGGGAGAAAAAGAATGAAGGAGATGCAGAAAATCTCAATGAAAGGAGTTATTAAAAGAGTTATTATTGAGAGGAAGGGAAACGGAAAATACAGGATGATGATGGGAGAGGAACCAACAGTGCTGTATGACAAACATACCTTTTGTAGTCTACTTAGAGACCTGAAAGAATATTTTAAGAATGAGAGTGATTGCTTTTTTCTTTAGAAAATAGAAAAGTTTCTTAAAGGAGGAAATATATGTCTAAAATTCTGGAATTTCTGAAGGCACTGTATTGGTGTCTAATGTTCATCGGGGAGGACTAGGATGAAAAAAATTACCATAGAGAAAAGGGAAAACGGGGAATACGAGGTGATAATGGAAGGTGAGCGGTTTCCGAAAACGGTGTATGACAAGAATGCCTTCTGCGATATTGTCATTGACATTAAAAAGTATTTTGGGGAGGAGGATGACGATGGGCAAGTATGACGAGTTTTTTGACGAGGATATCGAGGCAGAGAGAGTGTTTTTCTATAGGAATTGTAGATTCTGTAGGAATTGTGGAGTGAAGCTGAAGACCGAGGAAGAGAGGGAATTGGGTTTGTGTGAAGACTGTCTACAGGAGGCAACCGATGGCTGTTAGAAGTGAGAAGGAGATAAGAGAAAAAATGAAGGAACACGAAATGGAGCTAGAAGACTTGACAAGGAGACAGAGAAACCTTGAAGAGGACATAAACTACCACTATTGGCAAGTCCAGCTCCTGAAGTGGATATTAAAATTAGAAGATCCAGCCGATGGATGCCTCGCAGAAGTGAAAAAGAGTGAAAATATGGAGGGGGAAAAATGATAAAAGGTCTGAGTGACAGGCTGAGGCTTCCCAGGCGGGGCAAAATACGACTGGGAGAGAAGGTGGTGAGCGAGAAGACAGGGAAGGAATTCCCGAAAGCTCTTGATTACTTCGTTTGCCCCGACGAGGTAAAAAAGGTATATGGGGAAAAACCCAGAAAACTGGACATTATGCTCCCGATGGAAAAAAAGGAGCACTTTTTTCCCCAATATTATAAACGCTACGGGAGTTCGAAGGGTTTGATTTGCAAGGGCGACGGCGAGATAGCGGTGGAGATGAACGAGGACGGAATGAGGGAGATAGAATGCCCGGGAAAGGACTGCCCCTACTACCAAAAAGGGGAGTGTAAGCAGATAGGCAACCTCCAGGTCATCCTGCCGAAAATCAGGGGGCTGGGGGTATACCAGATAGACACGTCCAGCTACAATTCCATTGTGAACCTGAACAGCGGAATAGAGATGATACGGGGGATGCTGGGGAGGGTGAGCTGGATTCCGCTCGTCCTGGAGGTTCAGATGCAGGAGGCGCATCCCTTAGTGAATGGGAAGAAAATCAAGACCATCATCCCCGTGATGAGCATTACTTCCGATGTGAGTGTGGAAGATCTGCTGAAGATGAGAGCACCCCGCCAGGAAGCCGTGATAGATAATCCTGGTGTGGACGAGTTCCCTGAGCTTCTGTATCCAACCGTTGCAGAAAAGGAAACAGTTGCTACACAGAAAGAACCAGAGAAGGATGAGGAGGCGGGCTTGACAATTCCTGGGGAAAAAGGTATGATAAACAACGGGGAGAAAAAGGAGAGCGAGCCAAAGACGGAGAAGAAAAAGGAGTCCCGCAACCAGCTCAACATCAGGTTCCACGTGCTCAAAAAGAGGCTTTTCGAGACTGGTTATTTCTCCGACGACGAGAGCTACCGGGCATGGTTGGATGAGATGTTCGGCAGGAGTTCCTCTAAAGAACTAGATAAGGAAGAGCTAAGATATGGCATAAAGGTGATGGCAACAAAGATAAATCAACACCTGAAAAGTAAATATAAACATCACTTGGAAGAAAAAAAAATAAGGGAAAGCAAATGAGACCATACTCGTATTCACAACTGAGCCTTTTCCAGACCTGCCCACGTGCCTGGAAATTCAAGTATATTGATAGGCTTCCCTCCATTCTTTCTCCCACCGCAGAGCAGGGGCAGAAAATTCACGAGACCATCTCAAGATACATCACCCACCTGGAGAAAAACAAACTAAAATCTGATGTAACCTGGCTGAAATTGAAAGACGGGCTTGACGTCCACCCCGACGGGATAGAGTTGATAGAGAAGTTCGTGAACTCTTTCGTGCTGAACCTGGACACGCACCTCGCCTCGGAGAGACAGATAGCGGTGGACGAAGAGGGGAACAGGGTAGACTGGTGGAGTGAGAAAGCCTGGTTTCGGGGGATAGTAGACAAGATAGACATCGAACCAGGCAGGACAATCATCACTGACTTCAAGACTGGCTGGAATACGGACATGGACACATTCCAGCTCCAGGTGTATGCCTGGCTGGTCGCCCAAGGAGAGAAAGCCGAAGGGGACACATTCTGCGTGAGAAACCACTTCATCAGGTGGGGGATAGAGAAAGAGAAAGAATTTTCCGTGGAGCAGGTGATGAAGGTCAAAGAGAAGATCAAAAGGATAATCGGGCAGATAGAGAGGGAGAAGGAGTTCCCCGCCAGACCGTGCAATTTCTGCACACTCTGCGGGTATGTCCACAAATGCGGGCAGATAGCCGAGCTAAGTGAAAAAGTAGAGCTTCCCGTGATAGACTCGCCAGAGAAGGCGAAGGATTATGCAGGTAAGCTCCTGGTGGTCGAAGAGAGGCTGAAAAAGGTGAAGGAACTCCTGAAGGAGTGGGTAAAGGAGAACGGACAAATCGAACTCGATGGTGGGCAGTATGGATATTATAGCTATAAGTCAAAACAGGTGAAAGACAAGGAGGCGCTGTATGAGAAATTATGCGAGGAGGGGCTGAACCCCCTGAATTTTGTCAACTTCGATATGAGAAAACTCGGGAAAGTAAGAACGGAAGGGCTAATCAAGGAAGTAAAGAAAGTCAGGTTCGGATTTAAGAAAGGAGAGAGAAGATGATATACCTGATATTGGTGACAGTCTGGTATATTTTGGGAATGTGGCATATCGGGCATACAGCAAAAAATTCTAAGGAGACAGAGACAGGAATAAGGATAATTTTTATGATTTTTGGGTATTGTTTGATGGCGTGGATGATTTTAAGTTTTAGGGCTTTTTGATGAAAGGAGAGAAAAATTGATCAGGAGATATGAAATCACAAACAACGGCAATACGAGGATTCTAAAACAGAATAACAACATCGTCTTCGATGAAACAGTGAGAGTGAAGCAGGAGTTGGACTGCCTGACTACTGAAGTGAGAAAACGGGAGAAAAGGTTCAACAGCGTCGGGCTGGCGGATAGGTATATCAGGGACGCACTGGACATCGAGCGGAGGCGTGGTTCGAAGATAACCCACGATTTGAGGATGAGGAAGGGGGAGGTGAGGAGAAAGAGGAGAGATAACCATAAGCCATCTCCGTCCTTCGGGTATATCCTAGGACACAGGGTAGTAGCCTAAGGAAGGAGAGAAACGATGGCGGACTGGAGATATTTCTGGCCTAGCTTCTGGGACCAAGACGACTATATAGTCAACCTGAAGCGTGATGAAAAGTTTATATTTGTCTACCTTTTTACCAACCCTTACTGCAACCAGGCAGGAGTATACAAACTTCCCCTCCACATTGCATCCCTTCATCTAGACATACCAAAAGAGGAAATACAGACAACTCTACAGAAATTCCAGAATGACAAGAAAATAGAGATTATTGACGGTTTTATCTGGATAAAAAGTTTCCTGAAACGCCAGCCAAACAGAAATCCCTCTGTATGGAAAAGGATAATCAAAGATATAGAGAAGGTGTCCCTAGAATCCGAAAACATAAAAACACGCTACCTAGAACACATCAAGACTCTACCTTTTTCTATTCCAGACTTTGTGGAGAGGGTATTGACAGGATGCCAACAGGATGCCAACAGGATGATGACACCCTGTCAACAGGATGGCAACACCCTGTCAACAGGATCTTCGAGAAAAGAAAAAGTAAGAGTAAGAAAAAAAGAAAAAGTAATTAAAACATCACGTCCGAAAAACTATCGCTTTTCGGACGAGCAGATGGAGATGGTCGAGAAATTTATCGGGCTAATCAAGGAAAATAAGCCTAACTACAGGTTTTTTGGTGGTAATTTCAAAGAAAGATGGGCGAACGAGATTCGCCTAATGGTTGAGATAGATAAAAGGCCACTCGAAAGGGTAGGAGAGGTGATGGAGTTCGCCCTTTCCCACCCATTCTGGAAAAAGAACATCCTGAGCGTAGAGAAGCTGAGGAAACAGTTTGATAGATTAGAACTGGAGATGGACGATAAAAAAAAAGAAGACGACGATGATCTTCCTATACTGAGAGGAGAGTAAAAATGGAGATAGAGAAGGCATTCCTGTCTAACCTGATTGTCGGGGGACTGAAGGAATCGAAGAAAATCAGGGACATCGTGAAAACAGAGGATTTCGTGCTATCCGAGCACCAGAGGATCTTCGGCAGGATTATGGAGTTCACCGGGAAAGGGAAGGAATTCGACGCCGCTATTCTTGCCAGCTCTCTGAGGGGAGAGGAAACAAGCAGGAAGATGCCCGTCAACTTCTCCAAATACATAGCGACTCTCATAGCAGAGTGGTATATTAGCCCTTCAATGCAAAACCAGTATGTGGCGAAGTTCTACGAGAGAAGGCTGCTCAGGAAAATATCTGAGGTTATAGCTGAATTTAACGAGAATCCTGAGAACGTTGACCCCGCCGAGTTTTTCGATAGAATAGATAAAATCAAGAAGGAAGTCAGGATAGTAGGCGATTTCGTGAAGCTGTCTGATGTGATGAAGAAGGTTCTGGATTCGATAGAAAGGCAGGAAGGGGTGGATTTTCGGTTCTCGCTCATAGACCTCGACAGGGAGCTGGGGGGGCTGGCAAAAGGGGAGCTCCTGCTTATCGGAGGTTTCACTAGTCAAGGTAAGAGCTCACTCTGTATACAGATGGCAATTGACTTTGCCGAGCAGGGAAAAAGGATACTCTTCTGCTCCTCCGAGATGAGCTCTTTCGAGATAGCCAGGAGGGTGCTGGGAAACTACTGCAACCTGGTGGTGAGGGATCTAAGGTTGGCGAAGATAGAGAAGGAGAAAATACCGTCCCTCAAGGAGGTGGTGGATACGCTCTCGACCTGGGAGATAGCTCTGTGTGTGGTTAGCGGTGTTTCCCAAATCAAAAGGGCTGTTTTGGAATACAGGCCAGACATCGTCTTCATCGACCACCTACACAACCTGAAGGGCGAGGGAAGGAGCCTCTATGAGCGAACGACCAATAATATCAAAAGCCTCCAGGAGACTGCCCTCTCTGAGAAGGTGGGGATGATAGTGGCGTGCCAGCTCCACCGCCCGCAAGACGACAAGGTGAGACCTCCCAGAATATCTGACCTGAGAGAATCGGGAGCACTAGAAGAGACGGCGAACAGCGTCATCCTGCTATACTGGAAGAACCAGCGGGAGAATAAAGAACTCTCCGACATTGAGGAGATGGAGGTGAGGCTGGTGAAGAACAGGGACGGCAAGACAGGAAGGTTTAGAATTCTGTTCGAGCCCCGCTACTGCAGATTCAAAAATGCCTACAACGGGGGAGGAGAGGATTGAAGGCAGTGACGCTGGACAGGACCGTCAGTGAGAAAGAGAGAAGAAGAATTATTAAATTCAACTACGGCAATGTCACAGTGTGGAAAAACGGACGGCTAGTGATGAAGGATAGCGAGGTGATAGACAAGGAATGGTGGGAGAGGAAAATATCCCGACCTGGAAAGGGGACTTTCTTGCTATGAGAAGAAAGAGAAGAGCGGACGGATACCCCGAGAACTGGGAAGAGATAGCCAGGAGAGTAAAAGAGAAGAATAACTGGAAATGTGAGAGATGTGGACATAAACACGACCCCAGTAATGGATATACTCTCACTGTTCACCATCTGGACGGAAACTCTAGAAACTGCGCAGATTGGAATCTAGCCTGTCTCTGCCAAAAATGCCATCTTTCGGTGCAGGCAAGAGTCAGGATGAATCAGACTTTTTGGTCTGCCGTTCTGCCCGTGTCTGGCTGGTTCAAGCCCCATTTGGAGGGATACCTGAGAGCCGTAAGGAACGGTAAAAAAAGAAGGAGAAAAGAATGAAACATATTTTCAAGCAAAAAGTTAAATGCAAAAAATGCGGGGGGACGGGTATCTACAAAGGTTTTCTGGAAAAAGGCAGGGTAGGGGTGGTTTGCCGAGATTGCGAAGGAAGGGGATGGATAGAGATGAAGTTCACGTGGGAGGATTTCGAAGGAAAAGAGATAAGGGATGATATAGACAGAGTGGTTGAGTGTAACCCTGGTATATGTATCAACGAAGAGGAAAGGTTTGGAGGTATGCCTTATAAAGATTGGTTGAAAGGCGAGCCTTTTCCACCTAGAAGTGAGAACAGAAAATATACTTGTCCCTGCCGATGGTATCAGGTAGCCGATTACTCGAAAGCTCCTAGGTGGGAGGAGTGCAAAAGAATCATAGGAAGAACATTCCAAGGTTGTCCATATTACGAAGAGAAGGAGAAATGCTGGGAAAGGTGGGACAGAGAACAAACACAGCGGAAGAAGGAAGATAACCAAGGAGGATAATTATGAGTTGGCAGATATTCGAGAACCCACAGAAATGGAACAGACCACCGATGGTTACCATTTCGCCCGATAGAATTTCTTTCAACTCGACGGTGATGAAGGATTTGTTTAGGGACAGGGAAAAAGTTGTTGTTTACTTCAATAGGGAAGCTAAAAAACTTGCCTTTGTTCCCGTTCATTACGGCGAGAAGGCGATGAAACTGTGGAAGTCGGGCAGGGGAGCCAAGGGGAGATATATCCCCGCCAGGGATATACTGAAAACCTGGAACATCAGGTTGTCCAGGCTAAAAAAGTATAGCCCGCATTGGGACGAAAACAAGGAGTGGTTGGTAATACAGCTAGACGGGGAAGTGGAAGACAAATGACAGATAGGGCGTGGAAAGCACAGGAGCGGAGAGTGGCCAGAATATTCGGGACTCTGAGGAATAGTCTGAGTGGTAGACACTCGAAGGCTGGGACGAGCTCGGATACCTTGCACAGGAAGCTATACATAGAATGCAAATACAGGCAGAAGATAGCGGTCATCGAGTGGTTCCAGGAGATAATACCCCTGGCGAGGAAGGAAGGGAAGATACCCGTCCTTTGCTTGAAAGCCAAGAACCATCGGGATGACTATGTTGTGGTGAGAATGCGGGATTTGAAAGGAGAAGAAAGATGCAAGAAAAAAGTGAATTTGGTAAAGGGTTAGTGATTTGCCTAGCTAAATTTTATCAGCATTTTGCTGACGAATCCTTGCGCAGGATTTATTTCTGCAAGCAGGTTTCGGATATGCCTGAGGTTGACCAAGAAAAAGTTATGTCCAAGAATCCTCCAGATAACTTAAATTTTGGGAAGGCTTTGAACGCACATTACTCTTTCTGGAAAAATAAAATAGTGCCTATTTGGGGTAGCGTAGAAGATACATTGTCAAGTGATATTGTTACTTGGGCGAATGCAGCTTCAGACCATTTATACGAAATCGAGACACCTGAAGGAAAAGAATGGGATGATATAAGAAAGATAATCTCGGAGTTGAAAGACAAGGGACTGGATATGGGGCACGGTAGAGGATTAAGAGAAGAAAAAAAATATAATTTAAAAGACGTGGACGAATTAAGGAAATTGACCGAAAAAGCCCTGCTTTTGATTGACTTGAAGTTGGGGATCGAGGCTGATTTTGGAAGATATTGACAAGGAAAGTGTAAATCCTGCCAGGGCGGGCAACATAAAGAGAAAGGAGCAATAAAATGCCAGGGAATATTATCAAAATCAACAATTTTGATGAATTAGAATGGTATGTGGGAGACAGTAAAATGAAAAAATTAATTAAATATCTGGATAAAATAGGATTTAAAAGAAAAAAAGAGACTTGTGAAGTAAGAGAGGTTACAAAGATAAAATAAAGTGCATCACTCCCCAACTTCAGGAAAAAGGAGAAAGTGATGAAACTGCAAAAAGACAGATCAGGTAGCGACGACAAAGAACTGATGGACGTTTGCTTTTTCACCAATGGGATGATAATGTCATTTGATGATGAAGGACGGCAAATGCCCGAGTGTCAGGGTTTTATTTTAGATGGGATGACTATTGCAGAGATTTTAATTCGCTCCACTAAAGAGACACACTTCTATTTTGTAGACTGGAAGAGAAAGAGCGTCAAGACGTATCCCTGCGACTTCAAGTGGTGGTTCGAGAAAAGGGAGAGTGAAGATGGCTCTGAAAGTCCCCTTTGATTTAGGGAGTTTGCGATGAAAGACATCGTTCTGGAGTTCAAGAACTTCCTTTACAAGGAGCGCAGGACAGAAGACGAGAAGAGAGAGCTTTTGCGTGACTTGGAAGAGATAGCCAGGTGGGGAGAATTGACGACGGAGCGATGCGATGATAAAATTAGGTGCATTAGCATTCATTTGAAAGTAAGATTTTCTGACAAAAAAGGAGGGTAAAATGAGGTTCTACATTCTGAACAAGGAAGGGCATTCGACCCTGACGGTCGAGGGCAAGAAGGCGGAGAAGGAATTCGACAGGCTTATTAAGGAGGGCTATGAGGCGCTGACAAAAGAGGGCAAGAAGGTGGAAAAGTGTCCAGATACAGTTGAGGAGTTGGTATTTGGGAAGCCGATACGTTACACAGGGGCGAGGGGATACTGATGGCGACACTGAGAATGTTGGGGGAGGAGGCGGAGATAGACCTGTCTCCCCCCTCTAATCCAGAAGATAGGTATTGGATATATAGAGAGATTTTCCCCAAAAATGCCATTATGTGGAGTTTCCCTCTCTATAGAAAACTAGTTGAATTGGATATGTCACTTATTCTTGCTTTTGGTTATAAGCTTGTTTTCCCTAATGGAACGATATGTTCAGGAATAGCCCAGGTAGACATTGAAGAAGATGATGATTTTCGGAGGCTGAGAATTAGGGGGTATGTGGAAAGAATATATTCATATATTCCATATATAGGGATCGACAGAAGAGACGAAGAATCAGGAAATAGGAAGCGAAGGGATAGAGCCAGAAAACTCCTTTTGAAATTTCTCAACAAGGAACAGGCAGAAGAATTCAAGAAACGTGGGGGATTTCGTTATGAAGAACATTTAGGAGATGGCACAAAAAGAGAATGGTTTTTCTGGAATACGTATCATTACCCGGTAACTTGTGAAAAAAATGGATATACTTTTCGTCTCTGTTTCGACTCCGATTCCAAGATGCCCACGGAAGATCTGTTGCTCCTCGCATATCTCCACGTGAAGGGAGGGCGGGGCGACGAGCTCATTAGGATGGGGACGCAGGGAGAGAGAAGAGAAATGACAGGTTTACTAGTAAGCGACTCAGACTATAATAGAGTGGCTCTAGCATATAATGAAGATATATAAGGGCTAGTTAGAAACAGTAGTTTTATTTTTTTATCTACATATACAAAAAAATAGACAGTAGCCCAGCTACAGAGGAAGAACCTACTGGCAGGCTACACGGCATTTTCATTGCGCTGTGTGGTCTGCCTTTTTTTATAAAAATGGTTGTAAATAGGTTGTCAAACTTTCTATTAATAGAAGGCGATGAAAAATTTTAGTGATTTAGATTTTGTGGACGACGAGGGAAAACTGCATTACTTCGAGGATACGTTAACCTACAGTGATAATTTTTTTGTGGATAATGGCATTTCCACACTTCCCGATGATGGGGAAAAGCTGTTGTTGAGGCTTGCCTTCCGGCAACTAACCAATCAGCAGAAAGAAATAATTAATTATATTTATTTTCAAGGGAAAACTCAGAGGGAAATTGCACAAGAGTTAAATATTACCCAGCAGGCTGTTGGAAAACATCTTCAATCAGCTCTGGTGAAACTTCGTAAAATATGTTTAGGTAATAAAAATCAGGCGAGGGACGTGACCGCCGTTGATTGGCCAATCAAGAAGGGGGCTGGAGTGGGGAACGATTATGAGGAGACAAGATGATTTTCTGGGATAGGAGAAGAGACTGCCCTTTCTGCGGGGCATTCGACGGAATGATACAGGAGAAGGATGAATATGGTTCCTGGTATACCTGTCTCGGCTGTTTTCGTAGTATACCGACAGAAGAGCAGAGAGAGAAACAACTGGTAGGGTGATCTTATGGGGTAAAAAAGTGGTCTGAGCGAAGAAAACGGGATTACCTGAAGCAATCAAGCTACTTCTGGGCACACCAGTTTTGCGAGGTCTGCGCCAGCGAAGGCAGGAAAACGAAGGCTGTCCAGGTTCACGAGATAATATATCGCTCGGCGGGCGGAAAGTGCGAAGAAGACAATATGGTATCTGTCTGCCACAAGTGCCATCAGCGTTGTCATTTCACCCGAAAGCCCTTTGTCAGCAGAGACGAGCTCTGGAGGATAAAGGGGCTGGACGTAGAGAAGATGCACGAGAAACTCAGGAGGATAAAATGCGGAGAAAAGAGGAAATTCTGAAGGAATTCGATGACCAGAAAATGGAGCGGATAGATGTGGCTGAGGAAAGGAAGGACAGGATGTTCCTCGAGGTTCTCTTGGACATAAGGGATGGACTGGAGAGACTGGGAAGAACAATATACAGGCAGGGTGCGTGATGGAAGTAAAGCAGGTAGACATTGACAGGCTCAAACCGTTCCCCGGGAATCCCAAGACGCACAGCTCCGAGCAGATAGATAGGATAGTCAAATCATTCGGGGAATTCGGCTGGACTAACCCTATTCTGGCGACTAGGGATAATATGATTGTGGCAGGGCACGCCAGAGTGGAAGCGGCAAGGAAGGCTGGCATCAAGAAAGTTCCCGTGATATATCTTCCTTTCGGCGGGAAGAAAGCCTACGCCTATGCGGTAGCTGACAACAAGCTTGCAGAGCTTGCCACGTGGGACTTCACGAAGCTGGCGGATTTGCTGGTGGAACTGGATGATGGGGAGTTTGATCTTTCTCTTACTGGTTTCGATGAGAAGGAATTAGAAGAGATAGTTAATTGGATACCAAAAGAAGTTAAAGAAGATGATTTTAATGCAGAAGAAGAAGCAGAGAAGATAAAGGAGCCAAAAAGTAAACGAGGAGAGATTTATCAGTTAGGTAGGCATAGATTGATGTGTGGAGATGCGACGAGTAGGGAAGATGTAGAGAAGTTAATGAATGGTGAAAAGGCAGATATGGTTTTTACTGATCCTCCGTATGGGATAAATCTTATTAAGGGTAATATAAATGGAATAGGAGGTGGAGGAGAATTAGGTTTTACTTATGGCAAGTTGAGTTCTAAACAAAGAGCAAAAACTATAGTTAATAGAAAGTTATATAGAAAAATAAAAGGTGATGATAAATTATTTAACCCTATTTTTTTATTAGATTTAGCTAAAAAAGTCTTTATTTTCGGAGCAAATAATTTTAGTGATAAGTTACCAATTTCACCTCATTGGTTGGTTTGGGATAAGAAAAATGAGGGAGCAGAAAGGAAAAATACTTTTAGCGATGCAGAACTTATATGGACAAATATAAAAGGAATATCTGTTAAAATATATAGATGGAATTGGAATGGCATAATAAGAAAAGGTAATAGAAAAGAGGAACTTATTACACGATGTCATCCAACTCAAAAACCAGTGGGATTATTATCTGAAATTATAGATGATTATACAAAAAGAAATGAAATAATTTTAGATCCTTATGGCGGTTCGGGTTCAATGCTTATAGCTTGCGAAAAGTTAAACCGTAAATGTTATATGATGGAAATAGATCCTGTATATATTGATGTTATAATTAACCGCTGGGAGCAATTTTCTGGTGGGAAGGCAGTAAAATTATGAATAAACGAGATAAGAAATATATACAGGAAATGAACTCAGGATTTAAATTGGGAATTTTTGGAAGCAGGTCTTTGAGGGGAGAATGAGAAGAGATAAAGATTTGGATGAGGATTTAATTGAGTTTGATATAGAAGAAATGATATAAATCTAATGCCAATAGTGTTTTTATCCGGGGAGTAAAAATTGCAAAACGCAAGATAGAAGCTATTTTGGAGTCTATATCTAATGGGGTATCTATGGCAAAGGCTTGCCGTAGTGCCGATCTGGATTTTTCTACGTTTTGGCGGTGGAGAAAGGAATCAGAAGCTCTAGATAAGAAGGTTGTTGATATTCTCGATAGTAGAACTCAGGTTGTAGAGGACTCATTGTTTAAATCGGCGATAAGTGGTAATGTTACAGCTCAAATATTCTGGCTGAAGAACCGTGCTCCCGATAGGTGGCGGGATAGATATGAACAGAATATGGGTGGTGATTTCAATATCAAAATAATATCAGCCGTTCCTCGGCCCAAAGATGAAGATTGATCTTTCTAAAATTTATCAACCGTCTAAAAAACAAATTGAAGCGCACACAGCTTCTGAACGATATTGTCTTTTTGGAGGGGCTATGAGGGGTGGAAAATCAGTTTGGGGCTGTATGGAAGGATTGCAACTTTCATTAGATTACCCGGGTAATGTTGGTTTAATATGCCGATGGGAATTATCTTCATTAAAACGCACAACCTTAATAACATTTTTAAAATTTGTGCCCCCTGAGCTTATTAAGTTTCATAACAAACAAGAAGGATTTATTGAGCTTATTAATGGTTCAATTATTTATTTTATGGGGTTGAAGCCATCATCAGAGCATATTGCTTTAGAAAGATTAAAATCATTAGAACTTGGCTGGTTTTTTATCGATGAAGCAACAGAGATTGAAAAGAAGTATTTTGACCTTTTACAAACTAGATTATCTTTGAAATTGCCTAACGGAAAGTTTCCTCGGTTTAGAGGATTATTAGCGAGCAATCCCGAACCAGGTTGGGTTAGAAGAACATTTATAGACCAAAAATTAGATAATTATAAATTTATTCCAGCATTGCCCTCTGACAATCCTTATCTTGATCCAGATTATATTAAAAACCTAAAGAAATCATTACCTCCAGAACTGATTAAGAAATATTTGGAAGGCGATTGGGATGTAATGGCAGAAGGACTTTATATTTTCCCCTATAAATGGATTAAAATGGCAGTTGAAAGGAAATTAGAGGGAAGTAATCCCTGTGAATTTGGGATAGATATAGCTCGCTCTGGCGGCGATGAGAATGTAGTGGCTTGTAGGCAAGGACCGGTGGTAAGAATTGCCCATACCTCAAGTTTTGTGAGCACGATGCAAACTACAGGAGAAATAGCTTTGCTTATTGATAGGGAAAAACCCGACATAGTAAGGGTTGATGCTGTCGGGGTTGGAGCAGGTGTATATGACCGCCTTAAAGAACTTGAGTATCCAGTTGAGGAGTTTATAGCTGGAGCAGAAGCAGAGGATAAAGAAAGGTTTCTTAATTTGCGGGCAGAGGCTCATTGGCTATTTCGGGAAAGATTGGAAAAGGGAGACATAGATCTACCTGATGATCCTGACCTGATAGCTCAGTTATCAGGGATACAATATAAAATTAGAAGTGATAAAAAAATTCAAGTAGAATCGAAAGAAGAAATGAAAAAAAGAGGACTTAAATCTCCCGATAGAGCTGATGCAGTAATTATGGCATTTATAGGGAAACGGCATATTGAGCCAAAACTCTGGTTCGTGGGAGAAGGGTAATGCAGGGAAAATATCTTCTGATGGGCAGGGACGAGGACAACCCAGCCAGGCTCCACATGGAGCAGTTCGACTCACTGGAAGAGGCACGCAGGGAGGCCAGGCGGAAAAAGTATCTCACGGACAAGAGAATATACAGTCTGCAGGAGGTATTCAATCTTCGCAGGGGAGGCTGAGACCGAGATTTGAACAGAGATTACGGAAAGTGCTTCCATTGCGGGCGCATTCTTCCAATGAGATACCTGGTCCAGATAAGATTCTATAATGGGCACAAAAAGCAGGGGAGCTTTCACCACCAGCTTTTCTGTCTGTCCTGCAAAAAGAAAGCCGATGAAGTCTTTGATGAGGTGGATTTTTAGGGGGAAGGTCAATCTGAAGCTCGTAATCATTCTTGTCTTTACTTGGATGATTTTACTAGGCTATATCTTTGACGATGTCTCCCAGAATCGCTGGCTGGAGCCATATCTACCTGAGGATGAGACAGTAAAGCTGAGAGGGGAACTGAATATCCTCAGCCACAATTTCAGCGTGGCAATGATATATATCAACTATTTCTCCGCTCTGCTCGAGGAGGCTGACAAGACAGTCTACCAGCTGGGTATGGCGAACCATCAGATGCGGGAAATTATAGAGGGGCAGAATGACCAATTTCTTGATTTTTACTACAACTTCCAGACAGCCAGGCGTAGCATCCTTGACCTGATCTGGCAGATGCAGGAGTGGGAGAAGGAACCTCGTCTGACACAGGAGATAGAGTCTCCAGCGAGGATGAGGGCGATAAAAGAGTATTTTATAAAAGTGTTCAATTTCAGCGAGGACGAGTTGAGGGGATGGGTTGAAGACTGATATTATCTACAACAAAAGCTCTTTGTCGATGAAGGAGATACCTGATAACTCTATTGATTGCATTGTGACTGATAGCATTATGAAAACAAGAGATAAAAAAGGTAGATTTATAAAAGGAATTCATTATTCTCCACAGACAGAATTCAAAAAAGGGCAACATTGGAGAAAACCAAAACTTTATTGGGATAAAAATTGGCTTGAGAATGAGTATAAAAATAAATCTGCCAATCAAATAGCACGAGAGCAAAAATGCACAGTAAATAATATATTGTATTTTATAAAAAAGTTTGGAATTAAAACTCGAACTATGCAAGAGATTAGAAAACGAAAGTATTGGGGTTTACCTGGAAAAATGAATCCTATGTATGGACGGATTGGAAGATTAAATCCCAATTGGAACGGTGGACACTCCCCAGAAAGACAAAGCAAATATGCCCGTTACTTTTGGAAAGAATTAGCAAAATCTATTCTTAAAAGAGATAACTATAGATGCCAAGATTGTAATGCTCCTCATAATAAAAATCATAAATTAATTGTCCATCACATTAAGGAGTGGTCTAAATATCCAAAATTACGATTTGAAACATCTAATTTGATAACTTTATGCGAAAGTTGTCACAAAAAGAGACATAAAGGAGGTGAGTTTTCCCCAAGTGGAGATTAACGTAATATATAATAAATCTTGCTTAGAGATGAATGAAGTGGAAGACAATAGCATTGATACTATTATTACGAGCCCTCCATATTGGGGTCTTTAGCTAAGAGATTACGGGGTTGAGGAACAGATAGGGCTAGAGCCGACGTTAAATGAATATATTGAAAAAATGCTGATTGTCACTGCCGAATGCAAACGAGTATTGAAACCTACTGGAGTAATGTGGTGGAATCACGGGGATTGTTATGGCTCATCTCCACCAGGCAATAGTAGAGAGAATATAGAACAGTGGGCCAGTAAAGGTGATGGACTAATAGGTAGAAAATTTAACAGATATGGAGACTTTAAGAAACCCCAAAGCATCAAACAAAAATGCCTTGCTCTCCAAAATTTTCGCTTGCTTATTAGAATGATTGATGAACAGGACTGGATACTCAGGAATATTGTAATCTGGAATAAGCCTAATGCGATGCCTTCATCAGTAAAGGACAGATTAACAAATAAGTATGAACCAGTGTTTATGCTGGTGAAAAGCAAAAAATATTGGTTCGACTTGGATGCGATAAGAGAAAAACATAAAGAAATTAGTCTTAATCGAATCAAATATAACTGGAATGGACATAGAGAGAAAATGAGTAGTTATGAAAATATGGATATTAAAAAAATGTGCCATCCTTCTGGCAAGAACCCAGGCGACGTTTGGACAATTCCCACACAACCATATCCAGAGGCGCATTTCGCCACTTATCCAGAGAAACTGGTTGTCAAGCCTATATTGTCGTCCTGTCCTGAGTGGGTATGTAGGAAGTGTGGAAGAGCAAGGACAAGAATAATTAATAAAAGCTATATGCCCACAAGACCAGGTAAAAACACAGGAACAGCAAAAAGCGGAACTGAAATAGATCCTAATCAGTCGTTACACATAAGAAATATTTCTAAATATCGTATGAAGATTAATTATTATACCATTGGCTGGACTGACTGTGGATGTAATGCAGGTTGGCATCCAGGTGTTGTTCTTGACCCGTTCGCTGGCTCTGGCACGACCTTAGCGGTGGCGAAAAGGTTTAACAGGCACTTCATTGGCTATGAAATTAACAAAGAGTATATCAAGCTGATTAAGAAAAGGCTTGATAAAGAAAGCAATCTTTTCAACAGGACAGGAGATGGATAGCCGAGTAATACCTGGTGAGTAATACCCGCAAAATAGCACTTATATTTTGAGGAAACGAGATTATGGAGATATTCTTCGGAGTCGTAATGATAGCAATTCTAGGCTGGCTCATCTATGAAGAGCTGAACACAGACGGCAGGGGCTGATAATGTATGTCAATCACAGATTTTTTGAGGAATCTTTTCAGAAGGAAGGCAGTTAATCCGCTAATAGCGACGGAGTTTGGGAGCTACCAGTCCAGCTGGCTGGGCGTGGGGAGCGACGATAACAATTATGATAAGCAGGTCAAGACCTATAAGAGCTGGGTCTACAGGTGCGCCTCGCTGAACGCCACATCCGTGGCACAGCAGAAATTGAAGCTCTATGTCAGGCGTCCCCAGAAAAGCAGGTCTGTTGCGAGGGTGGATTTCACACCCGTGAGCGCAAAGACCTACGAGTGCTATCTTAGGAATCCTGTTCTTTCTCATTACATCAAAAAGGATGTGGAGATAGAGGAAATCACCGAGCACCCTTTCCTGGAGCTGATGAGGAACGTCAATCCCCAGAGGAACGAGTTCGACCTAAAGAATGAGACGGAGCTGTTCCTGGAGCTTACTGGTAACGGCTACTGGCTTCTTATTCCCTCGAACATCAGAGGAGCTAGCGGGCTGAGGATACCCGCTGAGATATGGGTTCTGCCCTCTCAGAGGGTGAAAATCATCCCCGATTCCAAAGAGTTCGTCAAGGGGTATGAATACAAAGTCGGTATGAGAAGACAAATGTTCAGTCCCGGCGAGGTCATACATTTCCGCTTTCCTAACCCGCATAGCCTTCTATACGGGCTTAGCCCTGTGATGGGGGCAAGCTATGCTATCGATATGAACATTTATATGAAGGAATATGAGATTAATCTTTTTAAGAACCAGGCGAGGCCCGATTATCTTATTATGGCTAAGTCTGGGATGAGTGAGGCAGGGAGAAAGCGTTTTGAGAAAGCCTGGCTCAAGAAGTTCAGAGGGACAAGGAAGGCTGGACAGGCGGCAGTGCTGGAGGGGGATGTGGACATAAAAGAGCTCAACTTTGCTCCCAGGGAGATGGCTTTTCTGCAGGGGGCTAAGATGACCAGGGAAGAAATAGCGTTCATTTTTGGCGTTCCTATGTCCAAACTCACGGCTGAGAACACCAACAGAGCCACCGCACAGACGCAGGAATATCAGTATGCCAAGGACACGATACTTCCCAGGCTAATTCTGTTCCAGGAGAAACTAAATGAGAGGCTTCTGCCATTATACGGCGACAACCTTTTCTGTGCCTTCTCCTCACCTGTTCCTGAGGACAGGGAGTTCAGGCTGAAAGAGAAGGAAACCAACCTGAAAGTGGGATACTCCACCATAAACGAGGAGAGACAGCGGGACGGGCTGGAGAAAGTGAGCTGGGGGGACGTGCCATACCTGCCGATGAACCTGATGCCAATAGGCTCGGCGGAGAAAGCAGAGAAGGATTACGTTGAGGAAGCCATCGACAAAGCAGCCAAAAAGGTAATCGATGAATTCCTGGCTAAGAAAAAAAAGAGGCTGAGCGAGGAGCAGAAAGCCGAGCGGTGGAAAGACTATGTGAAGAGAATGACCCCTCACGAGACGGAGTTCAGGAAGATGGTTATAGGTTTCTTTAATGAGCAGGAGAAGGAAATCTTGGCTAATATGAGAAGACACCCTAAATCCGTGAGCAAGGACGTAATCGACGATTTCTGGCTTTTTATGCTAGACCCCTGGATTGAGAGGTTCAAGAACGGCTCAAGGCCTATATACATAAAAACTATGAAAGATCTGGGCGGGCGCACCCTGGCAGAACTGGGTAGCACAGTCGACTTCGATATAAGAGACCCCAGGGTGGAGAAATACCTCTCTGAAAAGACCGCTAAGTTCGGGAAGGAAGTCAACAAGACCACCATTGACAAACTGAGGAAGACCCTGCGGGAGGGCGTCAAAAACGGCGAGGGCATACCTCTCCTGAGAAAGCGGGTTCAGGCAGTGTTCGATAATGCCACCAGGCACAGGGCAAACACCATAGCCAGGACGGAGATAGCGTCAAGCAGTGCGAGGGCTAGCCTGGAAGGTTTTTACCAGTCTGGCTTGCCGAAGGACGAGTGGGTAAAAGTCTGGATTGCGGCACTGGATGAGCGGACAAGACCGTCCCACGCTGACGCACACGGACAGCGAGTTGCCCCTGATGACAATTTTGTCTTGGGTTCGGGAGTTGAGACACAGGGGCCTGGACAGTCGGGCGTGGCCGAAGAAGACATTATGTGCAGGTGCGACATAGTCTGGGAGGAAAAGGAGAAATAGATGTTTAGAATTACACTTTTGGCTCTCGGCTATCTTATGATTTCGACTAGCGTCTTTATGGTGCTTTTGGCGGAGAGCAGGGGAGAGAAAAAGACCAGTATTGCCTGTCTTATTCAGGTAGTTGTCTTTTCCCTTTATTTCTATTATATTTGGCTTCACTAACGCAATAATTCGTGAAATTGGAAGTGATAACAAATGAAAGATTGGACAAAAGAACTGACTACTCAGAGGTTGAAACTTCGGGACATATATCCTGAGAGAGCGAAGACTCTGGTAGAAGAACATCCCGAACTAAGGGAAGAAGATGTAGAATTAGTCAGGAAGGGTTATGTGGCGGATAAGGTCGAGGTTGGCGAGGAAGAAGGGACTATGTCTGTTATAAGCTATATTTCCACGGGAGCTAAAGACAGGGCAGATGAAGTGTTAGACCCTAAGGGGGTTATGCTGGATAATTACCGCAAAAACCCCATTGTTCCCTATGCCCACGACTATAGGCTTTTTCCTGCTGGCAAGAATATCTGGATTAAATCCGACAAGAAAGGATTGGTCGCAAAAACTGTCTTTTTAAAACATCCTTTTGCTCAGGAAGTGGGAAAACTTTACACAGAGGACGTGGCGGGAACGGGCCCAGCAATGAGAGGCTGGTCAGTGGGCTTCATACCGATAGAGTGGAAAGACAATGACACAGAGAAGAGCAAGGATAAGAAAGAGCCCAAAAGAATCTATACGAAATGGGAGCTCTTGGAATACTCGGCTGTTCCCATACCCTGCAATCCCGAAGCCCTCACTATGATGGTGGAGAAAGGCTTCATCACCTCAGACAGACTTAAAGAGGATATTCTGGAATGCGTGGATGACGTGTGCACTCCTAAAGACGTGGTTCTCAAGCCCGAGGAGACCGACAGGTATATCAGGCTCCCCGTGAAGGGTGAGGAAGGAAAGCACAAAGGACACAAAATCCGCTGGATAACCGTGAGTAAGAAACAAGGGATAAAGGGTATCTACTGCATCGACTGCAAGAAGATAATCACCTTCGTCTTCGACAAGAGGAAAGGGTGGACTATGGAGAAGGCGAAGAAATGGATGGAGGAGCACGGCAAGGAAATCGGCGACTTTGCGTCCGGATGGCAGGAGAATGCACGCATAGAAGAAATGGACGATGCCGACTTCGAGGCACTGGAGGAACAGATAGGATTTATTCTGGAAAAGGCGAAGTATGACTGCGAATGTATAAAATGCGGATACAAGATGTCTTCCGACAAGCACTGCAGGGAACTGAAATGTCCCAAGTGCGGAGGGCAGATGAGACGTAGCTCCAGACCTGGCCCTGGCCAGGAGTCAGCTAATGAGGAAGTGATTGAATTGGAAGAAAATGAGATTAAGGGAGTTATACCGTTCAAAGAGACTCCAAAAGCTCCTGAGGATGAGAAGTGGGACGGGCCGAGAGAGGTAAGGGAGGCTGAAATATCAGACCTCAAAGTGATGTGTGCGTGGTTTGACTCTGAGAATCCCGACATCAAATCCTCATATAAATTGCCGCACCACAAGGCAAAAGGGCACGCTGTAGTGTGGAGAGGTGTGGCTGCAGCTATGGTTGCCCTGCTCGGCGGGCGTGGTGGAGTCGACATATCCGACAAAGACAGAAAGGGCGTATATAACCATCTTGTAAAGCACTATAAACAATTTGACAAAGAGCCCCCCGAATTCAGGGAATACACGGAGGACGAGCTGGAGAAACTGTTTCCCGAGGTATACGGGACGAAAGAGGTCTACCCGCAACTCCTGGAGAAGCTGGAGAACCTCCAGAATGAGATTGCCGAGCTAAAAGAGGGGCGGGTTCTCTCCGCTAAGAACAGGAAGCTCATAGAGGACTGCATAACCCAGATGAACAAGGCTGTCGAAGCTCTGAATGCTCTACTCAAGGCATCCGAGAAGCCTGAGCCAGAAAAGGGAACGGAATCGGCTGATGCGAAAGACGATATAGAGATAGAATGGGAAGACAAGAAAGACAAGGAAGAAAGCGGTGAGGAGATACACATCACCAAAGAAGAGCTCACTCAGATAGCCCGCAAGATGATGAACGATGCCCTCGGCGAGCTCAGGAAGAATATGCAGAGGGAGATAGATAAGGCAAGAGGAATTGTGGAGTAAATATATGTATAAGATACATTGTGATGAATGCGGCAAGGAAATAAACGAAAGTAAAGAGTCCTACTATTCCATTGAAATTAACAGAGAGACGCTGGAAAACAACGAGGATTTTGAGGTAGCAGAGTCTTGGACGACTCTCAAAAATATTCAATTCTGCAACGAGTGTTGGAAAAAAGTAGGACTGAAGAAATACTTGGAAAGGTAGTTTTTCACATAAGACAGCCAGTGAGGGCGGACTGTCCAGGGGGCGGTTCGGGTATTGACCTCCGCCAGTAGGGTTAGAATCCGCAACCTAGGCTCTGGTGGGTTCAACTGGCAGGCAGTGCCTGACGAGGCACTGGGTAGCTGGCTGAGACATAATGGGGCTGAAAGGCTACAGATTGCGACAGTTGACCAGGTTCAACGGCAACACACGGGTTCGAATCCCGTCAGCTCCACCAGTATCGTCAACCATAATTGACAATATTTCGGAAAATTGTAAAGCCTGTTTTACGGTTTTTACAGTTTCTTTATGTAAAAGGCAATTATCCAAAATTGCATACTAGCCTCGCTTATTCGGCGGGGCTTTTTCACGGAAGCGAGACCGAAATTGCAGGTATCAGATGGGCGAGTAACCGCTGGAGACACGGGAAGGCGATGTCAGGCGGCGGAAAACTTGTCGGAGATGCCAGAGAGTAGGCTGGTCTTTCTCAATCAGAAAAAAAAGGATGTGAATGATAGATGAAGGTAGAGGAACTTCAAGCCCTTTTGAAAGACACTATCTCAGAGGCTATCAAAGCTGGCAATGAGAAGTTTGCCGAGGAGATGCAGAAGCAACTCGACGAGCTGAAAAAGCCTGCCGGGAAGACCGAGATAGTGGGGGAAGGCGACGGGAAAGAATCCGACCCTAAAGGCGGGTTCGTCAACTTCGCAGACTTTGCCCAGGCTGTTGCCAAAGCAGAAGTCAACCCTCGCAACCCTGATAAAAGGCTCATAGAGTGGGAGAAGAAGGCTGCTGGAAGCGGACTGGAAGAGGGAAGTGCAACAGAAGGTGGATACTTGATTCCTGAGGAATTCAGGGCTCAACTCCTGTCCAAAGCTCTGGAGCTTTCCAACTTTATGAACCGCTGCACCTTGATACCAATGGCCACCAACTCCATAGGGATACCCTATGTAGATGACGCCGACAGGTCTAGCGGGTATCTGCACGGTGCGGTCAAGCTCTACTGGACGGACGAGGAGGGCAGTAAGACCTCTTCTAAGCCCAAATTCGGGAAGGTCACATTGGTTCTCAAGAAGCTCATCGGGCTGGCTTATTCCTCCGACGAGATTCTGCAGGACTCCCCGATCAGCCTGGAGCCTCTTCTGAACAAGATGTTTACCGAGGCTTTTGCCTGGACTATGGATGACATACTAATCAACGGGACGGGAGCAGGACAGCCCCTCGGGCTAATAAACGCTCCTGCACTGGTGACGGTGTCCAAAGAGTCAGGACAGGCAGCTGACACGATAGTCTTCGAGAACATAGTGAAGATGTATGCCAGGATGCCCAGCGCCAACAGGAAGAATGCAGTATGGCTGGCAAACGACGACACCTTCTCTCAGCTGGCTACAATGAGCCTGGCTGTGGGGACTGGTGGAGTGCCTGTTTACCTGCCTGCGAACCAGGCGGCTGGACAGCCCTTCGACACCCTGTTAGGCAAGCCTCTTATTTTCACCGAGCATTGCCAGAAGCTCGGGGACAAGGGGGACATCTTCTTCGTTGACTGGTCTGAGTATCTGTTGGGACAAAAGAGAGGGCAGGGAATACAGACTGCTACCAGTATACACCTGAAGTTCGACTATGACCAGACCGCATTCAGGTTTGTGTTCAGAGTCGACGGACAGCCCTGGTGGAAGTCAGCCCTGACTCCCAGATATTCCAGCGATACTCTGAGCCCGTATGTAACACTGGCTGCAAGAGCATAGTGATTTTTACAGGGGAGATTTTTCAGTCTCCCCTTTTTGAATTCTAGAAAGAGGTGAAAGAAAATGTTGATGGACGAAATCCACGTGGTAAACTGTGGAGACTCCAATTTTATATCGGCCTACGAGGACATCTTCAACGGTGACCCTGCCACTGATGTAATCAGTATGGCGAACTACCGCAGATGCACCTTCATACTGCATAAAGGGCCGGGGGATACAGGAACAGCAACGATAACTGTTGAGTCCTGCGACGACACAACCCCTAGCAACACCACAGCCATAGCGTTCACATACAGGAAATGCACATCCGGGGACACTTTCAGTGCTCCTACTGCTGCCACCAGCTCTGGTTTTACCACCACTGCAGGGGCAGACCAGGTCTACATCATAGAGGTAGATGCTGCGAATCTGGACGGGACGGATAAATATGTGAGGCTGAAGATGACTGAGGTAGCGGACGATCCCTGTGACGGCGGAGTGATAGCTATACTCAGCCAGCCCAGGTATGCCGAGGATGTCCCTGTTAGTGCGCTGAGCTAGAGGAGAAGTGAATGAAGGTTAAGCTGGTTGAGCGCTGGCGATGGTGGGAACAAGGAGAGACAGTGGAAGTGGAAGAGAAAGTGGGGCAGGCTCTCTTGGAGAAAAATATAGCCGAGCCAGTGAAGAATAAGATGGTAAAGAAGCCAGGCAAGTCCAAAGGGATTGTGAGAACGAAAAATGTTCATTAGGCTCAAAAAGGACTGGCTGGGCTATATCGGCGGGAGCGTGCTGGACCTCCCCGAAGAGGAGGCAAGGGCACTGCTTTTTCGTGGTATAGCCCGACGAGCTAAGCCTGGCGATTATATGGAAAAAAGACACCTCAGCGGGTCTTTTCTGGAGAAGAAAGGCCCGCATAAGAGGAGAAAATAGCAGAACCACTGCTACAACGCTATATGCGTATGGGAGATGATATGCAATGCCAGTAACAAAGGTAAGATCAACTTTCAGAGGAACAAGTGGAAATTTACGTTTTTACGAGTCTGTCACAGGCAATGGTGCGCAGATTCATTTCGGAGTGAGTGGCGACGGTCTGGATGTGAAGTTTTTTGGCGATACCTCAGGGGCGTATATGCTCTGGGATGAAAGCGCCGATGCATTGGTCTTTGACAAGGCCGACATCAAAATGGGAGACGGCGATTTAGTGGTCTTCGGGGATGGAAGCGACATAACCTTCAACTTCGATGGAACGAACTTTGAAGTGGAAGGAGCAGCCGCCTCGACGTCTTTCCTTATCGGGGCCGACTCAAAACTTCTGAACGTCACCTTAAAAGGGACGCTCACAGTTGGCAAGGATGACACAGGACACGATGTCAAATTCTTCGGGGCTACATCGGGAGCGTATATGTTGTGGGATGAGTCTGCCGATGAGCTAGTTTTCTCTACTGGCGCCTCGATAGACCTCACCGCTGACAAAGTGATGATTGACTTCAAGGATGGAGATGCCTCGACCATAGATCCGAGCGCTACTGCAGAGACCGGATGGATTAACGTGAATGTCGACGGCACGAAGAGATACATTCCTTACTACGCCGCAAGCTAATAGATAGATAACTGAGCCTGGGGCGCCTGGTGCGCCCCGACTCGAACTAGGAGGAGAAAATGAAACTAAAACTTGGCGAGCTCAAACCGATAATGGAAGCTCTGCCTGTCATCCTTGAGGAGAAACTGCCAGTTAAGACGGCATACTGGTTTACCAGAACTTTCCGAGACTTGGCGAGGGAGTTCAAGATATTCAATGAGACCAGGATGAAACTAGTGGACAGGTATGCGAAGCGAGATGAGAAAGGAAAGTATATCGTCAAGGACGGCAGATATGTAATGAAAGATGAAAAGGCGTTCGACAGGGAATACGACGAGCTAGCCGAGCAGGAGATAGAAATCAAGTTCGAGCCTATCACCATCGACCAGCTGGGGGATATAAACATCAAGCCGATGGATCTGCTGAAACTGGGAAGGCTCATAAAACAGGAGAACAAAGATGATAAAAAATAGCTCTCCGTCCGATACGGCTTTCTACTCTGCTCTGGCTCAAAATGGCATAAAAAGGGCAGATATTTGTCCTCCACACTATATGGCTTTTACAGATAATAATGGGGAAGAGATAGGACGCTTAGATTTCACTGGCGAGAAGATAACCTTCAAAGGCAATGCGGAGAAGTCCGCCAGAATATTCTTCGACTGGGCTATTTGTCTATTCGAGGAAGAGATAGAGAAACGGGTATGCTCTGAAATGCAGAAAAAACCGACAAAATATGCTCTGGAGTGCGAAAAATTCCAGAAAAGAAGCGAGGAGAAATAAATAACAAACAACAGGAGAGACAGAATGAAAGACAAAAAAGGGCTAGTCAAGCTTGCCGAAAAAGAGCTTGAGAAAGAGGAGAGAGAAAAGCAAGTAAAACTAATCAAAGAAGCAATAAAACAGACGCTGGAGAAGATCGAGGAGAAGACAAAGAAGAAAAAAGAGCTGGAAGAGGAAATAAGGATACTCAAGCAGGATCTGGACAATATCAAGGCAGGAAGGCTGGACTTGATAGAGGAGAGACAGAAAAAGTCGCAGAAGGCGAGGGAAGTCTCGACTATCATCGTGGAGAAGGAGAAGAAGGTAGTCGAGGAGCACCATCACCACCATTACGACAGGTGGCGGTATCCCTATTACATTGAAGTCAAGGAATGCTCCTATCCCTCCTATCCCTGGGACAAACCCTTCTACTATCAGACTACTACGGATAATTGTTCTATCAGTGCAATAGATAGCCGCCTAACTGTAAATTGCTCAGTTGCCAAAGACGCTGCTACGGGGACATACGTCCTGAGTGACGGCAAGGTAAAATATCTGAGCTGACATTACCAATCTCCTCGCTTCTTTATGCAATTATCTAAAAGAGGGAAAATAAGCTGATTGAGGTGAAAATCAATGGCAGGAAGCGTAAGCATAACATATTCGGAGACACGGACGGTCAAGAAAGTCACGCTGGACTGGACATCCGATGCCTCTGGTGATGCCACCGTTGATACGAAGGCGCTGTCAGGACAGATTCTCAGGGTTTGCTTCATCCCCGATTCTGGCGGGACACAGCCGACAGATCAATACGACGTGGTTCTGAACGATACGGACGGCATAGATGTTCTGGAGGGGCTGGGGGCTAACCTGTCCAACTCGACCTCCACGGATGTTGTGCCAGTTGTGACCAACGGGACGGACGGGAATATGCAACCTGTGGCGGTTGATGGAGTGCTGAGCCTGGCTGTAAGCAATGCAGGGGACAGCAAGGGCGGAAAGGTGATACTTTACATCCGATAGGAGCTGATAGAGATGCCACCAGGTGAAAACAACTGGAACGAGTGGAAAAAGTTTATTCTCAAAGAACTGGAGCGACTAAATAGCAATTATGAGGGATTGAATAGGAAAATAGAAAAACTTCTTATCGATACCTCGACTCTGAAGGTTAAGGCAGGCGTATGGGGTTTCCTGGCGGGTCTGATTCCTGTGGTGATAACGCTAGCTGGCTATATTCTAATATTAGGTAGGGGATAAAAATGTCAATAGTGTCATCTTCGGACATCCTGGATTTCTTGGATGTTGACGAGGATTATTTCGAAATAACGGCTAACAATGACGTCCTGGAGATGTCCTACGATAGCGGGGCATATACCAATGTAGAATGCAGTGACGGGACATACTCGGGGAGCGAGCTGGCAGAGGAACTGCAGGGTAAGATAAACTCCGCTTTCTCTATATCCTCCACAGTAACATACAACTCCAGCACTAGGAAGTTTACCATAGACGTGGGGGAAGGGCATACCATCACCATAGATGTCTCAGACTCCGATGCCGCACTAACTTTCGGGTTCACCTCAGATCCCACAGCAGCACAGTCAATCACATCCGACCAGGAATCGCACGGAGATCCCACGGCAGTAATCGATACCATCCACACGGACGTGGAGAAAATGGTCAAGAAGTATTGCCGACGGGACTTCGAGGAGACTTCTTACACAAAGGACTTATACGACGGAACAGGGGAAGCAGAGTTATACCTGGACAACTATCCTATTATATCAGTGGAGCGTCTGGCGATAGGCACGCAAAATGGGCTGAAAGTCCATAACTCTTCCAGCGACGCAACGAGGGCAATTGTGACCGTCAACTCCACTGGCATAGTCCTCACGGTAAGCGGTGGGGACAATGCGGGCACGGATACCCTGCTTTTTGCCGATTACTCTACCCTGACGTTGATGGCGGACGCTATCACGGCCCTAGGGAAAGGCTGGTCTGGTGAGGTGGTTCACTCTGACTATGCTTCCCATAAGTCTACCGAGCTTTTGCCTCGCTACGGTGCTTACTGCGGGGCGGTGGGTGGAACTCAGTATGCTTATCTAGAGATACCAGAAGAGCCACTGACGGAATTCGAGGTATACTCGGACGAGGGCTACATCTACTACTCAGGCGGATTCACGAAAGGGCATAATAATGTCATCGTAGACTACACGGGCGGGTATTCCTCCTCTGATATGCCAGACGATTTAAAACTAGCTATCAAGGTGCTGGTGAAGTTTTTCTACCAGAAAAGGAATGATTCCTCTTTCGGCGTGGACTCCTATGATTTGGGAGGAGTAAGGGCAAAATACAGGGGAGATTTCCCTGAGGAAGCAGTGAGAATCCTCAACTCATATAGGAGACCTATAATCTAGGGGGATATAATGGGAGAATATAGAGAAGTAAGCATTAGGTGCGAGTGTGGAAGTCATTATCTGGCTCTCACCTACTGGCCCGAGGATGTAGACGAACAGTGGGCATTCCTGACTGTCCAGATAGTGAAAATGCCCTTCTGGATTCGCTTGAAGTGGGCACTGAAAATACTATTTAACAAAACCAACGAGTGGGAAGAATTCATCATCGACAACAAACACAAACTCCAGCAACTCAAAGCACTGATTCAGGAGATAGAGAAGAAATACGAAGAGAGGTCAAAGAAGTAATGTTCGGCAAAAAGAAAGAGCTAACCCTGCAACGGCTGACTGCCACCACAAACCCGATAGGCGGACAGACTTTCTCCTGGCAGTCTATCAGGAGAATAAAAGGAGCATTGATACCCCTGCCTGCAAGGGAGCAGATGATGACGGGCAAAGAGGATGTTGTGGCTGACTACAAATTTTGCATTGATTACCCGATTGGGATAACCATAACTGAGAAGGATAGATTTGTGCTAGGAACGAGGACATTTGAGGTGGTATTCTGCCTCAATCCCGCAGAAAACGATGTATTTCTTATTTTGGGTCTAAAAGAGACTAAATAGGGCATCGTATGAGCGTGAAATAAAAAATATAATCAAACAAGGAGCAGATAATGGTCAATGTGGAGATTCTCTACTACGGTGATAATGTGGAGTTGAAAATCAATAGTAGACTTAGGGTTTTTAGGAAGGAATACCCAATAAAAGGAGAAAAAAATATAACAGCTTCTTTAAAAAAAGAGATAGACAGGATTTGGGATGAATACAAAGATAAAAATCTGTTCTCCATCAGATTCTACATTCCACAGTCTGGAGAGTTAGAAATACAGGATGAATTGAATGAATCAAAAAGTCTCAATCCTCATACCCACCAGACAGAGGTATGAGAAGCTGAGAAGATGCATTTCTTCGATTCTTGAGAACACGGAGTATCCAGAGTATGAGATTGTGGTCATAGTGGACTTCGACGACCCTGGCTCGGTAGCCTGCATAGATTTTCCTAACCCGAGAGTGAAGCTTATCTGCCACAACAGGCGGGAAATGTATGTAGGCAAGATTAACCTCGGATACCACAGGACAAAAAGTCCCTTTGTGGTCTACCTAGCTGACGATGTGATAGTCAGGAAAGGTTGGCTCACCGAGGCAATGAAGGTTATGAAGGACGAGCTGAACGGACTGGGTCTCGTGTCTTTCAACGACTGGCACTACCAGGAGAGGCTTGCTCCGCACGGTCTTATCTCCAGGAAGTTCGTCAGGGCATATCTAAACAATGACATTTTCTACCCTGGCTACGTTCACTACTGGTGCGATACAGAGCTGACGGTGAGAGCCAAGAGCTGGAAGAGATTCGCTTACTCTCCGAAGAGCTTCGTCGAGCACACCAGGGAAGACAGACCAGAAGACAGAGACCACCTCTGTAAAGAAGGAGAGAAAACCAGGCAGTCGGGGGCAGACCTGTTCACGCTGAGACAGTGGCTGGAATTTCCCGATGAGATGCCTGAGCCGAAAAGGGAGGATAAATTGCCAGAGAAGGTTAAACTCAGGTTTCACCCCACAGAGAGGGTTACTTTCTATCGGGGCTTTTTTGACACGAAGGGCAGGAAGATAGACACAAGAGAGGGCAGGAAAGTCTGGGAAGTGAACACGGACACGGCTATCCTGCTCCTCAGGAATTTTCCTGTGAACTGGAAGCCCGCCAGTGAGATCAGGAAAAAACCAAAAAAAAGGGATTTGCGTATTCTGGCTTGTCTGTGCGTCTATAACGAAATAGACATTCTGCCGTATCTTTTAAAATACCTCACCTCGCAGGGGATAGAGGTATTCGTCTTTGACAACTTCTCAACCGACGGGACGTGGGAATACCTGAACGACCTCCACTATCGCTGTGAGAGGCTGGACACGGGGGGAGAGTTTAACCTCAAGGCTATACTTGACAAAAAAATGGAGCTTTTTCACCGTGAAAAGCCCGACTGGTGCATATATCAGGATGCGGACGAATTTATCCTGACATCCGAGTTCAAAACCTTGAAAGAGTTCATCACGGACAGGGACAGAAAAGGATATACCGTTATCAACCAGCTTAGAGTCTTCTTTCTTCCGACAGGAGAGGAAAACTATGAGCTGGGAGACCCCAGGAAAGTCTTTCGATATTATGACAGGGGTTGCTGGTTCGATACTCCCAATGCCTGCTCGGACAGGATATTCAAATACAGCGAGGATATGGTGATACTCGAAGGTGCGCACCACGTCATAACGGGCGACTACAGGGTGAGCCGTGAGGGATTGGACAACCCTATCTTTCACTACCCATACAGAGAGTTCAGAGAGCAGAAAATCAGGGAGAGACGGGAGCGCTCCAAAAAAGAGTATTCCGAGAAGAACCTGCACCGCCACTACTACGAATTTATCCCTGAGAAGTGGGACAAGAAGAACCTTACGGACATAAGAGACCCTGAGAACCCGCTATATAAATTCTACACGGGCAAAGCAATAATCAGCTTGGAAGACCTGGTGGGGAACGGGAGATACAACAACGAGCCCCACAGGGATATGCAGCCTTTTTCAGCACTCCTGGCAGGTCTGGTGATAGCCTGCGACGCAAAGCTGGTGTTTGAAATTGGGACAGGATACCTTCGTTCTACCAAGTCCTTCCTGTGGGGGCTGGAGAAAACGGGGGGCAGGCTGGTAAGCTGTGACCCCGTGAAAAGGTGGGACAGCTTTAGTCATCCGCAATTCAAGTTTATCCAGAAGAAGTCCAGCGAGGTTTTGGAAGACTGGAAGGACGAGATAGACCTGCTCTTCATAGACGGAGACCACTCGCTGGAGGTTGCACGGTTCGACCTGGAGAAATTCGGTAGGTTTGTGAGAAAAGGCGGGCTGATAGTCCTGCACGACACGAGCTACCACGACGGACCGAGACGGGTTGTCAGCGAGTCCAAATTTGGAGATATGGGTATGATATATTTCCAGAAAATACCAGGATTGACGATATACCAGAAGGTGAAATAGATGGCAGGGACAAGGCTGATATGGAAAGGGAAAGAGCTGGAGAAACTCATAGGGCAGAAATCTGCCAGGAATATGCAAACTGCGGCCTATTTCCTCGAGGGCGAAATAAAGAAGAGTATGAAGGCAGGGGGAGGCAAGGGCAAGTCTCATATACCAGCCCCGCCTGGCGAGCCACCCCACGTTGATACGGGAAGGCTCAGGCGCTCAATTACCCACGAAATAGAGGTCACAGACAAGGGAGTCATTGGGAGAATAGGAACGAACGTAATTTATTCGAAGTTTTTAGAGCTGGGGACGTCAAGAATGAAGGCGAGGCCGTTCCTCAGGCCAGGCCTCGAGAAGAATAAGAGAAAGATAGCTCAGATTCTAGGGAGGGAGTAGGATGGCATTGGATTTGAACGACATAGCCGCAGCCGTATACACAAAGCTGAACGTGTCGGACATAACGAACACTACAACAGGCGGAGTTCACTATCATAAAGCTCCACAGGGAACTGATTATCCCTATATCACTTTCTGGTTCGTGAGCGATGTTTCTGACGACGGGTTCAATGAGTGGCGAGACGACGCTTTGCTCCAGATAGATGTCTGGTCTGACTCCAACTCAGCCTACGAATGCCAGAACATTATGAAACTCGTGGCTACTGAGATGGACGAGGCTAGCCTTTCACCCACGAATTATTCGGCATTTTTCTGCCAGAGGAGTATGACGCATTTGTTGTTCGAGGATGAATTGGGTATCTATCATGGAATTTTAGAATATAGGATTATGTTTGAAAAATCGAAATAATGAAAAAAATAATTATTCCTAAAAATAAACTTAAAGATTTATATATAAACAAGAGATTAAGTTCAGAAAAATGTGGCAATATTTTAGGTTGTAGTGCTAGCACAATTATAGTTAATCTTAGGAATTATGGTATAAGAGTACGGACTCAAGGAGAAATTCAAAAAGGTATTCCAAAAGAAAAAATTAAGTTACCCAAAAATGAATTGCATTATTTATATTTGAAGAAAAAATGGAATTTTAAAAAATGTGCAGATTATTATCATTGTGGTACTTCTACAATACAACGACGCTTAAAAGAATATGGGATTAGAATTAGAAAGAATAATTGGAATTGGTATGGACGTGGTCATCCTATAACTGAAGAAACAAGAAAAAAATTAAGCATAGCATTAAAAAAAAGTGCATACTGGAAAGGTAAGAAATTTCCCCCCGAATTAAAAAGAAAATTAAGTGAATCTCATAAAAAAAACTTAACCAAAGAAATGATTAGACAAACATTAAAAAGAAGAATTCCAACTACTTTGGAAAATAGATTTTTAAGTATTATTCGGAAATACAATTTACCTTACAAATATGTAGGTGATGGTTCATTTATTATAGAAAACTGCAATCCTGATTTTATCAATATAAACGGAGAAAAAATAGCGATAGAGGTTTATGCAAGATATTTTAAAAAGAGGAATTATCAAGATATAACAAAATGGAAGATTAGACGACAAAAAACTTTTGCTCAATTTGGATGGAAAGTATTATTTTTTGATGAAACTGAAGTTAGGGAGGATTTTGTTTTAGAGGTTTTGAGAAAAGCAAGTAATAATAGATAAGCGAGGTGTTTTAAGATGGCTGGAGACACACAAGCGAAAGCGGGGTATGGAGGCAACATTTATATCGGAACGGCGACTGATTCCCTGAATGCGATAGCGGAGATAGGACACTGGACGATGAGCATTTCCGTAGACGCACTGGAGACTCCCAAGTTCGACCAGGACAGAATAAGAATAGCTGGCAAGCGAGACGCATCTGGCTCTTTCGACGGAGCCTGGTATGCCAACGATACTGACGGGCAAAAAGTAGCCCAGGATGCGGCACTCGACGGAACAGTCGTGTATCTGAAGCTGGAAGCGGAAAGCGGGAAATACTACACTCTCTGGGCTCTCATCACGACTGAGTCAATCGATGTCGCCCACGACGGTGTCGTAACTGCCAGTTTCGACTTCGTTTCGACAGGAAAAATAGCAGTCGGCTATACCAGCGGATAAACAGACTGCTAGGCAATCAAAAAGGGCTGGGCTACAGGCTTGGGCTAGTATGCTTCTCCGAGCCCGACAGTCCTGAAGGAGAAGTGAACGAAAATACAGGCAAGGAGTGAACAGATGTCAGATTTAGCGGATATGGTTGGAATATCTAAAAAAGTGACCATAAAGGGCAAGGAATACCAGGTATCGCCCCTGACCATCAACGACCTGGCTGAGTTTGAGGCTGAGGTCAAAAAGATAAGAAGCGAGGACATCAGAAAAGAGCTGAAAGAGGCAGGACTGCCCGATGAGATAGTCGCCCAGAAAATAGTAGAAAATGTTTCGAAGTCTATATCAATGGATGATGTAACAAATGCGATGGGGACGATGAGAGGGACTCGCTATCTTCTCTGGTGCGCTCTAAGAAAGAACCATAAAGAGCTGAAGCTGGAGGATATGGGAGACCTCATAACCCTGGATAACTTCGATGAGGCGACGGGCATCATCACCCAGCTCGGAGGTAGAGCTGTGGAGAAGGCAAAAAACGCCCGAAAGGGGAAGGCTATGAGGTAAGCTGGAAGGAAGCCTTTCCCAGGATAACCAAGTTTTACCATATATCCCCTCTTGACATTCCCAGTCTGACTCTCTACCAATACCAGGCGTATGTGGAGGAGATGGGAGAGATAGCCAAAGAGCTGAGCGGGGAGAAAACCCACAGACACAAGTCGTTCCTGGATAAGCTGAAGGAGAAAGCCAGGAAGAGAGGGCTGAGATTGCCCAAAGGGGTAAAGATGCACAAAGGGCTGACAATGCCGAGGAGACGATAAATTATGCCAGTAGGAAGCAAGCTAGCTGAGGCGTATGTGCAACTGCGAATGCAGACTGCCGAGTTTAACAAGGATTTGCAGATGGCTCAGGCAAAAGTCAAGACTTCAGTGGATGGGATACAAAAAAAGCTGAGCTCGATTGACTTCAAGAAAATAGGAATGGGAATGACTGTTGCCGGGGGAGCTATCACAGGCGCACTGGCACTAGCGACGAAATCGACCATTGAATTCAACAAAGAGCTGGCAAATGTAGCCACACTGATTCCCAAAAACACCGCACGGGTAGAAGAGTTGAAGAGCGGTATACAGACGCTAGCAACAGAGGTGGGGAAAAGCACCACAGACTTAACACAAGGTTTATATCAGGTTATCTCTGCCTTTGGAGATTCATCTGCCTCGATGGGAATTCTGGAGATAGCGGCAAAGGGAGCGACGGCAGGAGTTGCCTCCACTACTGATGCCATCAACCTTCTTTCCGCAGTCACCAAAGGTTATGGAGACACCTCGCTTGAGACGGTGGGGAAGGTTAGCGACCTGGCTTTTCAGACGGTGAAGATGGGACAGACCACATTCCCTGAACTGGCAGGAAGCATTGGCAGAGTTACTCCTTTGGCTGCCACGCTGGGAATGAGTATGGAAGAGCTCTTTGCCGTGATGGCCACAGGGACAGGCGTGACAGGAACTGCATCAGAGGTATCGACGCAACTGAGGGGGATACTGCAGTCCCTGCTATCTCCGACGGCAGATATGGCGGAGTTGATGCAGACACTGGGGTATGAAAGCGGACAGGCTATGATACAACAGGAAGGTTTATCAGGAGCACTTCAGATTATTTCTGACGCTGCCGTGAAATCAGGGCAACCGCTCCAAAAATACATCTCCCAGATAGAAGGACAGACTCTTGCTTTGGCTCTGACAGGAACGCAGGCAGATACCTATATAGAAAAACTGGAGGCGATGAGGAATTCTACAGGGCTTACCGAGGAGGCCTTCAGAGAACAAGCACAGGGAATAAATGAGACTGGTTTTGCCTTCGAGCAGACCAAACAGCAGATGATTGTCCTAGCCCAGAAGATAGGGGACGAACTTCTCCCTATTTTACTACCGCTTGCCAAGCAAATAGCTGAAATAATAGAGAAAATAACAGGATGGGCTAAAGAACATCCCAAAATAACTGAAGCTGTAACTAAGTTTGCCGCAGTGCTCGGGCCACTTATGGTTGCAGGCGGGCCTCTCTTGATGCTCGCTCCAACTTTTTCCGCTATTGCGGCTGCTCTGCCTGGACTGATTGCCGCTTTTGCTCCCCTCCTAGGCCCTATGGGTATCATAATGGGAATAGCCGCTGGAGTGGCGCTTCTTTATAAAGCCTGGACGGAAAACTGGGGCGGCATACAGGAAAAAACAAAGGCAGTCATCGACTTCCTGAAAGGCATCCCCGACAAGGTAATCAGGCTGTTCAAGGGCATAATCGACTGGTTCAAGAACAATTGGATACTTTTCTTCGGCCCTGCAGGGTTAGTTTATAAAGCCTGGACGGAAAACTGGGGCGGCATACAGGATAAAGTGGGAGGAATCGTGGAAGCCATAAAAAAGCCGTTCCTTAATATCGGGGAAAAGTTTAGAAAATTCGGCAACGAGGCTTTTGGCAAGGCAAAAGGATTTCTCAAAGGAATAACTGGCTGGCAGACACAGATAGAAAATGAAGTGGCAAAATATGGAAAAGCTATTATAGATTATCTTAAATCTCTTCCGGGTAAGGTCTTCAAAGCAGGACAGGAAATCATAATGAAATGGGTGGATGGCATAAAGGGAGCGGTAGATAAAGTCAAAAAGGCGGGGGGATGGATTGCTGGAAAGCTGGCTGATTTCATCGGGCATTCTTTACCAAAAGAGGGGCCGTTGGCTCACCCCGAACGGGGAGGAAAATCAATCATAGAAGCCTGGCTGGAAGGAATAGAAGACAAGGGGGGAGAGGTCGAGCAAGTAGGGAAAGATATGGCAGACGCCCTTAGGGATGGGCTGGATTCTAACTGGGGAAAATGGATGAAAAACTTCAAGGATAGATTTATGGATTTTTTGGATGACTTTGAAAGCAGTGTCAAGTCTGAATGGTCAGGAATCATAGCTGGATGGATAGAGGGCACAAAGACCTGGGAGACCTTCTGGACCGAGATGTGGGAGTCTCTCAGGAAAACAGCCGTCAACAAATTGTCAGAGTTGGTCGCTGACGCAGTGTGGGATTTCTTGGAGAAAAAGATTATCAATATTGGCACAATGCTCATAGATGTAATAGGCAGTTTTGGCAAAAATCTTATTAAAATTCCTATGATGATTAAGGATATCGTCGTAGGGTTGGGGACGGTTATTCCTGCTGTTGCGGCAATTGCCTGGGCTGTCGAGAATATAGCAATCCCCGGGTTCGAGACTTTTGTAGATATAGTGGGGGATGTCGCTGGAGCAATAGGTAGCTTAGGGGAAACGGTTGCGGACGTATTTGCGGATATAATGGACTGGCTGTTTGGGGCAAATAGCCTCTTCAAGAAATTTGTGGATTGGATAGGGAGTGCCATCGATAGCATATTCGACTGGCTATTCGGAGCGAACAGCCTGTGGAAGAAATTCTGGGACTGGATTACGGGAGCCAATGCCAAGATGAAGGTTGCCACGGCAAATATACAGAGTTTTGCGAGCCAGATTAATCGGATTCCGAGAAGAATTTATTTTGATATTTTCGGTCGGCTTCACATTCCTAAGTTGCCAAAATTAACCATACCAGTCAGATTCGCTATGGGAGAGCTCAATCTCCCCAAATTCCAGACAGGGATACCCTATGTGCCCGAGACAATGCCAGCCATACTCCACAAAGGAGAGCGGGTCATACCTGCAAGCCAGAACAACCCTGCAAGGCTTGGGTTCGGCGACATACACATCCCCGTAAGGATGAACATACAGAACGTGAACACCAGAGCCGACGAGGAGGAGCTGGTCGACGTGGTGAGAGGCGCAATAAGAAAGGAGATAGACGAAAGGCTGAGGCGACCGTAAAATGGCTATGCAACTAAAAAGCTCAAGCAACACGGTAGTTTACGAGTTTCCCTCTGGATGTGAGCTCGTTGAGGAGAGCTGGGAAAAGAGGCTGGACACGGAAATGCGGGCATACCAGAATGGTGCTGTGCTCATAGGTGATGAAATGGTCAAGCCCCGCATCATCACCGTTCACGGAATTTTCAACGCTACTACCATAAACACCACCTACGGGGCTACTCTGCTTGCTAACCTAAAAGAGATGAAAAAACAGTGTTACACGCAGGACTTGCGTCTCTATCCTGGTTCGCAATACACGGACGAATTCTACTACGTGGAGTGCCTGAGCTTCGAGCCTACATTCCTGGGGATGACTGAGGCAGTCGAGGTCTGGATTGATTTCCAATGTAGCGACCCATTCAGGTATTACAAGGACGAGACGACCGACAGTGAAACAGGCATAACCTCTTCCCCTCACACATACACGGTTACCAACGGCGGAGACATAGAGGTCTACCCTGTCATCACCTTCACAGGCGGAGCGTCCACATCCCTCACTAAACTCAAGGTAGCCAATGCTCAGGACGGAAACAAGTATTTCGAGGTAAGCACGGCAATAGGCGATGGCGACGAGATAGAAGTGGACTGCGAGGAAGGCACGGTCAAGAAGAACGGCACGTCCACCATAAGCAATTTTACGGGTTCGTTCCTGAAGCTGGCAAGCGGGGATAACTCCATCACGCTGACTCTGACGGGCACGGTGGGGACTTGTCAGTGCGACTTCGTCTTCAGGAAAAGATGGCTATGATAAAATACCGTTTTAGGAGTGATTTAGATGGCTAAAACACAATCGAGCTTTCCTTCATCAATAGACACGGTCTTCCAGACGGACAGGCAGACTGGCGACATCGTTCAGGCGGACTGGATGGACTATATCGAGGATGCCATATATGAGATAGAGAACTGGATAAACGACGGGAGCGGGAACTACTCGTTCGACGGGCAGGTTACCATCAACGAGTCAGGTGCAGACAAGGATTTCAGAATAGAAGGAGTGGGTCAGCCCAATGCGCTCTTCGTGCAGGGGAGCGATGGGAAGGTAGGGATAGGAACAAATAGTCCAAGTGAGATGCTACATGTGGTGAGCACTGATAGAGAAGTAGTAGTAATTGAAGGTAGTAGTAATCTAACTACATTTGGCGGACAGTTTGGTCAATTACAGCTAGTTAACACGGATTCAACTGATAATAATTATGTAAGGTTAAGTTTTAGCGATGGAGCAAGTGCTGATGCGGTATGCGGAATAGGTGCACAAATAACAAGTCATACAGATGATTATGGTGAGTTGGTCTTTTGGACAAGAGGTTCTGGTGGATTTGATGAAAGAGTTAGGATAGATAGTGCAGGCAATGTCGGTATTGGGAAAGCTCCCAGTGAGGCTCTAGATGTTAATGGCAATATTACTGCCTCTGGAACAATAAAGGCAGGGGGAGCAGGTGTCATCGGTGGAGATGGCACAGGGGGAAGGATACTGAGAGCCTCATATCTAAGAATAGATAACGGAACTAATGCTAGCACTCTGAAGTGTCAATTGTATTCCCGTTGGAATGGGGATGCCATAGCGGAGACCGATAATATTGCCAAAGGTGCAACGACAGGACATTTTACTCTTAGTTCCGATGGACAGACTTTAAAAATTGAAGCTTCTGGACTTTCTGGAAACGCTATTTACTCTTTAGGAACAATATACGGTAATTATAGCACTACTGATTTAATCGGCAATGTGCGAACAGAATCAAACGATCTTGTGGTTCGTCTGAGAAACAGTAATACTGGAGCTAATGAAGATATGACAGTTTTAGTTGATACGGGGCTGATATATGTTGAAATATTCTATATCACCGATGCTTAAAGGAAAAGCTAAATAATCCAATACAATATGGTGGGAGCGTTGAGACAGCTGAACGAGAAATGCAGGATGTATGAGAGAGCTTTCGAGAGACTGGGAATCAAGAAAGAAGAGCTTTTGGCGATAGGAGCGTAAAAGATGGCAGAGCTGTCAGCACTAAAACTCGGAACAGGCAAGCTGGGACAGGCAGTCCTGGGACAGGACAGGGAGCGCTACTATGCACTGAAAATATACGATACCAGCGGAAACAAGGTGGCTGAGATAACCAACAGCACCAAGAATACTACCCTCGTGGAGTGCGAGTTTGAACTCCTTCAGCAGGGGGGGTGTGGCTCTTTCTTTTTCACGCTTGCCGAACCATACACGCAGGCGACGATAGACTATGACTATAGGGTGGAGATATATCTTTTCACCTTTGACAGGCTATACTATACAGGCAAAATAACCAAGAAGCCGATAAAGGGGACAGGCAAGCCCCAGACATACGAGGGATACGGGTATTTCTACGAGCTGGAGAAGAAGCTGATAGACACAGAAATCTCACCTGGCAACGACATAGCGACGGACGTGACTAGCCTTCTGGACACATATATCACACCCAACACCAGCATTCTCAAGGATACCAGTCTCATAGAGACAGTGGGCTATACCCGTGTGTCCACTTTTGATGTGAATAACGAGTATGCCAAGTGGGTATTCGACAGGCTCAGCGAGCTGGCGGTGGACTACAAATACGGAGTGAACGCTGAGAGGAAATTCTACTTTCAGGCGATAGACACCTCAGTTCAGCACTACTGGTATATAGGGAAGCACCTGACCGAGTTCGAGCCAGAGGAAGACACTTCAGACCTGGTGAAGAAGGTTATAGCCGAGTATCCTGAGCTTTTCAGCGACGGCTACGAGCTTGAGATAACTAGCGAGGCAGGGGACTACTCGGGGCTATATGAGAAAAGATATAGCATACCAGAATTTGTCAACCCTTTCTCCTCGACGAACCTTGCCAGCGGTATTACCCCTTCCACCAATCCTGCGGGGACGGGTGCGGCAAATCTCACGGACGGGGACTACTCGACCCTCTGGACTAGCGACACTAACCAGGCGAGCGGGCACTATATCAAAATTGATTTAGGCTCGGTGAAGCAGAACATAGCGAAAGTGGTGATAGACTCCATACACGACGACGCTAAGGAATACAACGCCAAATCCATCAAAATAGAGATAAGCTCGGACGATGCAAGCTATACAACGGTTCTCTCTTCAGACAGCGACATCGGGTGGAAGCCCGAGCTGACCTTCAGACCTACGGCGGGAAGATACGTCAAGATTTCCTTGACCCAGTCGTCCAGCGAGATGTGGAAAGTCGGGGAGATAAAGATATACCAGCTAGACCTCTCGGACGCTCAGCGGTGGGCGGACGGAATACTGGCTGAGAACGAGAACGTAAAAAAGCGGGCAACAGCAATTTTCAAGGGCGTAGATAGGTTCATCCTGAAACAGCCGACGCTTGCTCCTATAGAGCCGAAAGGGAAGGCTAAGATATTTGACGAAGATGGGACGGAGATAGACACATACCAGATCAAGGCTTGCAGGTATACTTTGTCTGCCAGCGGGCTCGACCTGGAGCTTGAGCTGGGGGATGAGAAAAAGTCTCTCACGGACGAAATGAAGGATATGGAGAGGCGAATCAGGGAAGCCGAGAACACGGACATCAGGCGAGCCAAGAACCTGTCGCTCTCCAAGGGCTTTCAGCTCTCCAAAATTGAGGGGACATACATAGGAAAGGACGCTATACAGACGAAGCATTTGAGCTCAAAGTCGGTTCTGACTGGTCATATCTCAGTGGTCGGAATCGATAATGACGGCAAGCTGGTTCTTAATGAGATAGGCTCAGGAGACCTAGACAATATACCAGATGGCTCAACATACGGCAGGGTTAAATCTACTGACATAGATGCTGGACATATTAAGCTAAGTGAGGCTGTTGGTGATTTAGACGATATTGATGACGGGACTACTTATGGAAAGGTAAAATCTACTGATATAAGTGCTGGCAGAATTAATCTTAATTATGGAAGTGGAAAGATAAAGTTAGGCTTGGAGGCTATTGGGGCTGGACTGGATGGAATGGTTGTTAACGATGGAACGCACGATAGAGTCTTAGTAGGAGAAGTATCGAGTGGCAATTATGGAATAACAATTAAAGATTCTAATGGGAATGTAACAGTCAATCTAGGGGATGTAATGGGTGCATCAGATTATAAATATGTATCGGCTGACAACTCAATTACCACTAGCTCTTCTTCTTTTGTGGATATGACTAATATGACAATAACTCACACCTTTCCTAAATGTATTTGCTATATGTTTGCTGTGATTTGGGGAAGCACTACTGCATCAAACGACATTGTCTATCAATTTAATGTTGATGGCAGTCTTGTGGGTTATGTCTCAGGGCAGGAAAGTGGCAAGAAAATAGTTTCTACCAATATGCACGTTCAGAGTTTGTCGGCAGGCTCTCATACTGTAAAAATACAGTGGAAAACTACTCAGGGCGGTGTAGCACAGGAAGTTAGAGAGAGAAGATTAGGGCTAATCTTTTGGGAGGTGCCATAATGAGAAAAATATGTCCTTACTGCGGACACGAGCAAGAAAGAATGTTTTTTGTCTTCAGACCGATTGGAGCAAATGAAATCATTGCTGATATTAAAAATAAACTGCCTAATGACAAAGTTGTTGTTAATGCTATCGAAGGCAATAAAATAGAAATAATATTTCCTAGAGTTTTGAGTGATAACGAGAAAAATAAAGTTATCAGTTATTTTACGGATAAACGGTTTGTAGAGGATGTTGAAGAAGAGGAACGAAGGCAGGATAAGCCAGAAAAATGATAAAATAAAGGAGAAAAATATGGAAATAAAGAATGTCAGGCTTATGTGGGGAATAGGGCT